GCTCTTTCTCTTTATATGCCTCTAATAACTGTATTTTTTCAAATTCGAATAATTTCTCTAATTCAGATTTACTAATCCATTTATTTAAATAATAATCATTTTGGATATCGGTTAAATCTCTGTTTTCGAATATAATATTATATATCCGTTTAATATTAACCAAATAATTCTTCAAGCGTTGTTTCATATTGTAATTTAGGGTTGGGCATCTTCCATGTAAGAGCATCATATACGGGTTGTAAGCTTTTTATGATATCATAGAAAAACATTTTCTCATAATCAGGTTCTACTCCAAATTCCGCTGGCAACTTATCTTGGTATGCAATACCTTCAAGGTTATATTTATTATCCTTAATGTGTAACATCTTTATCTTTGATCCATTTTCTATTTTTCTATAGACATTTTCAAGATTATTCATTTTTAATAATTCGTTGTGAAAGATGCTAAGTTTTGCAGAACGAGTTGTGCCTTTTGCACATACTAACCCGTTATTTTTAGTGTCCCATTTATTCAGTACTTTTATACCCCCTCGTTCTGCAATATCATTAACTCCGAACGCCTTAAATTCTTCATATGCATCAAAGATCATTTGATCTGCTATCTTTTGATCTTTAGTACCCATGATAATCTCTACAATCTTCTTAGAAATATCCTTTGCTTTATCAGATAAAGTAGACTTGGCAAGACGAACTCCTGAATATTTAAACTTATTCATCTTCTTGCCTTCTTTGTTTAGAATATACATTACGTAATGTTTCTTACCCATCCACATAGCTTTTGGGCAAACACTTTCTCTCTTAAAGAAGAAACGAGAATCAGCAGAGTTTAATTTCTCTTTAGACCATTTATTAATCTCAGAATTAAGATGATCAGAGATTTTATTCTCAATAATATTAAACTCTTTGGTAAGGTTCTTGTCTTCGTCAAAAATTACAAGATTGTGTTTTTCGACAATATCCTTAATAGTAACACCTACAGAATCGGTATCGGAAAATACGACTCTATCTTTTTTATCAATACCCCATTCAGAAGCAATGTAGTCATTGATAATTTGCGCACTCTTTTTAATCATGGCTTGCCCTGTGGTTGTTACAGAGGTTGCCACATCCAACTCATATAGAGCAAAGAATCTATTGGCAAAAGCACCGTAAGTAGAATTCAACAAAATCTTATAAAGATATTGTTCAACATCCTTCTGTGAAGAAAGCGTTTTCAATCTCTTATATTCTGCCGTTCCCTCTTCCATGGTTTCTAATTGTTGATCAATTAGAAACATTTCCTCTTTAACCTTTTTTCTTTTCTGATAAAGAGTATCACAGAAACTAGCAGCAATACCTTTAACAGATTGATCATACATTACCCCGTTAGCCGCAAATGACCAATTTTTCAAGCGAAGGAATTCATAAAATCTATCCTTTGCCACGGTCATTTTCTTATTCTCTTTACAAAGTAAGAGCGTGTATTTTTCTGCATCCTTATCAAGGATTTTGGCAACTTTGGTTTCAGGAGAAATATTTAAAGTGATAATATTACTCGGATAGAGGGAGTTAGCATCGAAGCTAACCACATCTTCATACAATCCTTCTTCGGGAGCCTTAACATATCCTCCCGGTATTTTCTCTGCATGCTCCACACCTTTCTGTGTGGAAATATATTTTCCATCTTCTAAGGATTGTTTTGCTAATACACCTGTAATGATTGCAGTTTTACCAAATGCTTTATCTAAATTACAGAATCCGCTAAATGCAGAGAACTTGGCGATTTCTAAATATTTCTTCTCTTCATCTAACATGATCATCAACTTAACATCCCAAATGTTATAGTTAATAAACTTATTCCAATCCTGTTTCGCAAGCTCTTGGAGGGAGGTATCGCCGTAATCCAATTTACCACTTCCTAATTCAGAATAACATACAAAATCAAGGGAATCGCTTTCCCGTTCACCGGGAGTGAAATATCTATAAAGAACCATATAATCCATATGGGCAATACCGCCAAATTCATATTCGATATATTCCTGACCATATCTATTTTGAACAGATTTACTATATATACTATTGACAGGTGACAGGTTTTTACTATATCCTTCACCCAATACCGTTTCTAGACGATTAACAATGTAAGGAACATCGAAGCTATATGAGTTATATCCAACGATAACATCAGGAAAATTTGCACGCCAAAATCTGATAAATTTCTTTAAAAGTTGTGTTTCCCCTGCACAATACTCATAAACAATTTCTTCGGGTTCAATTCCAACTAAATGATCTTTACAAGAATAATCATCGTATTTACCAATGCCCCATGTAAAATACTTTTTCAGATTTGTATCATATATAGTAATTGAAGTGATTGGAAATTTCGCTTCCATTGGATCAGGAAATTCGTTAGCAATAACTTCGATATCGAAAAAGAAAGTTCGTAACGGATGCCGAGTTAATTCAGCAATATCTTTTTTATAATACAGGTCTAGTAGATATTGCTGCGTAGGGGGAAGATTATAGTAAATCTTCCCATTAGAATTTTTAACATACTTGGCACGATCATAGTTGTTATCAAACTCTCGCTTCATCAGCGGAGCATTATCAATACCATATCCATCAACCTTTGATGATACCGTGGCAGGTACCATTATATATGGTTTATAATTCTTTATAACTCTACAAGGAGAGCCGTCTTCTGTCCATGTGAAATGGTGAATTTGCGACTTCTTTTGGTCATAGTAAACATTACGGTAAGACATTATAATAACTTAACCTCAAATGAGGGTGTATGCAACCTATTTAAACGAAAAAACCCCCTAGAATTTCTAGGGGGTTTTTATCAATCTATTAAACTGTTTCGGTAGCTACTTTCAGTCCTTGATAGTATTCTTTCTCCACTACGGAGATATTATCAATTTTATTAAACAAGCCATCGGCTGCTTTAATAAATTCTTCTTTTTTCTGTTTTCTAAGATTTTCAAGTTCCTTTTCCTTGTCATCGAAAGCTTTGTTCATTTCTGCATATTGTTTCAAAAGAGACTTAAGGGAATCTTTTGTCTGTTTGATGTTTTCAGCATGTTCTTCTTTGAACAAATCTGTAACGATAGAAGCAAGGTCATCCTTCTTAACTTTCTTTGGAAGTTTGAGATTTTCTGATCCATCGACAACTGCGATTAATTTTTTAATCGTAATCGAAAATTTCTTCTCGATTTTATTTTCCTGTTCCTTTACATCGACTTCTGTATTTTCTGTGCTCATAGTGATTACTATCTTAACATGTTTTTGGGGTTTGTTCAAACTATTATCTTAAAATTTAAAGCGGCGAAGGTGATTAAAATCAAAAATACCTTCTTCGTCGGTATGACACATATCTTCGTACGGTAATTTAACTGCCATAGCATTTAATGTTTTGATGCGATTATCTAACCAGTCATTATCTACCTCGCCTCCAAAAAATTTAATACGGGTTGTTTGTGGATATTCCATTCCTCTATAATATCCTATATCATAAGTTATATATGTGCGTTTGGAGTATTTCTGTGGAACTTGACCAAGAAAAGTACCAAATATTTCATTAGCCTGTGAAGATCGAAGGGTATTTTTTAATACCTCCAAAATATAAGTATAGTGAGAAACCTCTCCTTGTTTATAAAGGGTGTAAAGGTTCTTATTAATTAATTTAACGAGTTTATCTAGTTTGACATGAGAAGACATGTGGCATATTACATGTCTTCTCAAAGTATGTCAAGCTTATTGTTTAAACTGTTCTTTGTTTAGTTCATAGAACCATTTACTTTCCTTGCGTTTTTCGTCGCCGTAAGGGGTAGTATATAGAGTGACAAGTTCATCTAGGTGATCTTTTAAATGATATTTCGCTGCATATTCTCTACCAAATTCCACAGCTTCTTCATATGCTCTTGGGGTTTTGAGAACATCGTCTATCATTTGCATCATTTCTGCACCCGTATTGAATAGATATTTCCATCCGTCTGAATTATAACATTCGAGATTTTGAGCAATAACAGGGATACCAAATGCTCCACCTTCAGTTAATTTGATATTTGACTTTGCTCTGTTGAACACGTTATTAGCAAGAGGGGCTAGCATGATTTGGCAATTAAGATTTCTAATCTTATCAGGATATTCTGGTAGAGGAATCCATGGATGGAACTCTACCCCTCTACCGATATATTCGCGCAATCTATATGGTAATGCGCCTCCAAGGAAGACCCATTCATATTTCTTTTTATTGATAATATCATCTAATATATAATCAGTGATATATTGGAAATCATCTCTTTGATGATTATTATTAGTTACATCAAAATGAGTGGCACTACCTGCGTATAGAATACGGGGTTTCTTATTCTTACTCTTTTTATAATTGAACATAATCTTTTCTAGATTAAATCCAACGTCAACTAAATGTTTAGGAGCATAATTAGGAACAACTGAAATTTTATCAAATTCAAGATGTTTTTTATAATGTTGTTTCATGTATTCAGAAACAACGGTCATTTCATCCACATATTTTACAATCTCCTTAACAGTAACATGAATTTTATCATCGGTGAATCCCGCTTTGCATGCATTGTAATCAGGGATATCAGTATGTGGGAGAACCACATCGTCCACTTCCCAAATAATACGGAATCCTTTACCTGTTTGACGTTTGATTTCATCAGAAACGGTTCGAAGGAATTTAACAAATTCTAACTGATTTTCAGTACATTGGCGCTGTAGTCTCACCGCATCAATACCGCCATAAAACTGTGCAAACGTAACCATTTGATATAAAGTCATTACAACTGCTTTATTATAGGCTAATAGATCGTCTGCGGGCCATATCATGCGCCAGAATCCACATCCTGATTGGTCCGCACAATAATGAATCACTCTAGGTAATCCTTCACCGGGAACAGGGATTTTGAATGCTTCTGGTTTAGCAAGGGAAGTCCACCCCTTGGCTTGAATAGCCACAACGCCTAACTTCTGTTTGAAAGGAGAAAAGGGGTGCCCGTGTATAGGTTGAACTGCGGGTTTAACCGGAGTGATACCCGGTATTTTGATGTTTGTATTCGGATTAACAAAAGAAGCCATGTTAAAAATATTTAACATGGCTTCTTTTCATTATCAAATGATGTTTTAGGTTAACTATTATAAAGTCTCACTATTTCGTCCTTTGTCTTGCCTCCAACAACCCGATTAACTTCTAATCCATTTTTATAATGAATAATAGTCGGAACTGCTCTAATTCCTTCGCCATTGGCTAAATTACTACATTCATCAATATCAACTTTAATAATATTAATTACTCCTTCTAATTGTCCTAATGTAGGTGCCATTGCGCGGCACGGTCCACACCATGATGCTCCATAATAGATAATAAGATTAGCATCTTGAGACTTCTTTACTGTTGCTGTTTGTTCGTCTGTTGTTTCCATAAGTTATGTATTTATACTGGTTGAGAGATGTTAAATTTTTTATTATCTACTACAGCAATACCTAATGCTTGATATTCTTGATGATCAGCAATATCAACACCCCATCTAGCATCATAAGAAACACTGACAGGTTCTTCATGTAGAAATTGAAAATTATTTAATCCATCAAATATTCTAAATTTTCCTTTATATGCCACATCTCGTACAATTTCCATACACCACCTCTTGTCAAGGAAAAATGCATCCACTATTCCTGCTTTTAAGTTTACGGGGGAATTATCATTTATATTAAATTCACATATAGGCTTTGCGGTTTGTTCGTCTGTTGTTTCCATAAGTTATGTATTTATAAGATTTTTGTTATACCGTTTTCCTTTTCCAATCTGATTAAATTTGAATCCACTACCATCGTATTTGTGGGATTATGTGTTATAATATAGTAGGCTTCTTCATTCTGCTCACTCATTGTTTTGAGCAATTCCATGATTTCTACCGTGGCATTACTATCAATTGATGAATCAAATAATTCATCAAAAACTGAGATATTCACAGTCACATTACTTTGTAGTCTGCGTATATCTCTGAAAGTGAATAGCATAGAAAAACATACTCTACCTTTTTCCCCATCAGATAGACGATCATAAGAAATCACCTTACCAGATTTATTAACTACTGTTTCTTCGAAAAATTCATCAAAAGTAATGGCACATGGGGTATTCAATCTCTGTAGATAAAAATTAAGCCGTTCATTAACTACGTCAAGAATTTTACTAGTGATATATGCCTTAACTCCTGTAGGTGAAAAGGTTATCTTCAATCCATCCAAGATAATAGTCTCTTCTTTTAAATTATCAACTAATTGACGCTTCTTATTTAAAAGTTCTTTATCTTGTTCGATCTTATCTGCAAAGGGATTTGAAGCTGTGCGGATATTTGCCCGTTCCTTAGTAACACTGAGAATTCTATCTTGTGATTTATGGTATCTATCTTGATCCTCTTGCGTCTTGATATTCTTATTGACTAGTGCGCCCCATTCATTATTAGTTAATAGATAATTTGAATCAAGTATCTTAATAACACCTTCTAATTTAGAAAGTTTATCTTCATAATCCGCAATCAAGGTTTCAATTTGTTTCCGTTCGTCATCAAAATTATGATCTTGATGGTTATCAAATGGACGCTTACATGTCGGGCAATTAGCAGGTTTATCAACTAATGATTTAAGTTTGTTGCGTTCGTTGCGCAATTCTATAGAAAGTTCTGTTTTTCTAGTAGATGCCCGTTGTTGTTTACCTTGTATATTGACTATAGCGGCTTTTTTAAGTTCGATATCTCTCGCTATCTGAACTAGTTCAGTGGATAAATCAATTGGATGAATAGCCTTAAGTTGGTTCAATAATTCATCATGATCCTTTAGTAATTTAGCACGACGATCCTCATGAGAGTCTGCATAGACTTGATCCCGTTCTATAGATTTTATAAGCTCTTGTAATCGGGCTTCTTCTTTACCCCATTCGGTGTTTTTGGCAGTATATTCATCTTTAGCATCCTTTGCCAACTTAGAAAATACCTCTAATCCGAGAATGCCTTCAATAAATTTAGTCTTAAGAGACTTGTCTTGAGACAGGAACGAGGACGATTCCTTACTAGTCATTACGATAGTATTGGTGAATACTTCTTTAGTAATGCCTAGATCATTGATAATATCCTTAGTAGTTTCTGGCTTAGTTTTAGTCTTATCTTCTTCTCTACCGTCATCATGGATGATTGTACGAGTTAGAATGTCAGGTGAAATAGACCGCATAATAGCATACCGAACACCATTCACGGTGTACCAGCACTCTACTATGCAGTCATTTCGAGCATCATCATTCTTAATCTCCTTATGTGTCATTGTCCGGTAAGTGCTACCAAACAAAACAAATGAAAGAGATTCTACTATAAGCGAAGTCTTACCAACTCCATTATAGGAATTATCATCTTTATTGAATCCTGTTATGAAGTTAATACCATTTTCAAATATCAATTCTGTTGGTTCTGGACCATAAGACAAGAAATTTCTTAATCGAATTTTTTCAAATATTACTTTTTTCATTATTTAAGGCTCAGAATCAAGTTATTGATTACTTCTTGAGGCATGCTGATATATTTTTGTTTGCTATACATTCTCTTCATTTCAGATATTACACGTCCAACTTCTTTTCCGTTAGAAATACCCAATAATTCCATTACCAATTCACCATTAAGTTTGTTTTTGAACTTTTTATTCTGTTCATATTCTACCTTATGGTGTTCAATTGATGGTTTTAAGTTAGGGAATTGTATAACCCACATCGGAAGATAGTATTCTCTACGTTGGAAAACGTATCTATTATACTTCCAACTGTTTTGTTCCAACCATTCAATAAAACCTGCATACATTGCTCGCTTTTTATTACGAACTCTATTGATATGGTTCAAACTTTCATAGTCGAAAATTTCAGCATTGAAATACTTAGAAGATGCAACCCAATGATATACTTCTTCATTCGTATCAAAACCTTGTTTCCAACGGTCATAATCGAATCCCAACAGGGGCAGAATGATTGAAAAATCTCTCGTAAGGATCAATTTTTCCATCACATGATCATTATCAAGAAACATCAATGATTTATCAAATAAACCTTGACGAATCCAAAATGACAATCCCACATGTCCATGATGTAAACCAAATTTATGTGCGATTCTACCAACTAAGTTAGAAGCATCCCCCCAACTCGTATAGTCTATAGATGATTGAAATTCGTCAATCGGTACAAACGTAATATCCACTTGGAATCCATCTACCGGAAATGATAAAACATTGGAGTTAGCATGAACTTTCACACCAAAAGCATCTTCAATTAATTGTTTTGAATTGAAATAATGATCAACTCCGCAGATAATATCTAAATCCCCATGGGATTCCTTGCTACGGATAGCAGGAGCAGAATCAATCCTAACGCTCTTGGGAAAGATTTCAGATAATTTATCAGAAACAGCAGACTTGAATGATGAATACTCGTCATTTGATAGTCGTTTTTCTGGTAAATTCCAGACAGATTGTAAAAGTTTTCCTCCCATAGTATCATACTATATCATATGATGCGATAATGGTCAAACTTTAACTGAGGGATTTCTTAATAACTTCTAATTGGGCCGCAGTAATTTCACCCTTAATAAATTTTTCAATATTCTCACGGAGAATATCTGTGTTAGTGGGTTCAGGTGGTGTCTGTGTAGGAGCAGGCCCACGGAGAGGATCATGAAAGTTAGAGGTACCAAATACGCCGGATGATGTCATTGCCATAATATACTATATATGAATATATATGTCATATTTCAACTTTTTTTATCCAGTAGGCGGAACATAATCCCCATTATCTCGTAATAATCCGAATCGTAAAGGTATATATTCAAATTCAATTTCATGTAAACCTGCTACAAACATCATTCCACCGTCCTATCTATTAAGCGAAGTTCGTCGGAAAAGAAAAAAAGCGGTGCGCATATCTTTGATTATAAGGTAATCCATTTTTTTACCTCATATCTCGGAACAAATCCTAATATATTAAGAATTTTATGAATATCTGCCAGCGTATTTTCGGCTTCGCCTTCCCGTGCATCTTTATACTCGATATCATCACTAACAAATGATGCAATTTCATTAATAGAATAATTCACACCCGACCCTACATTGAAAATCTCTCCGTAGATGGGGGTTGGGTGCTGCATAGCTAGTAGATTAGCATCTACTACATCATGGACATGAACAAAATCTCTTCGTTTTTCTCCATTTCCGAATATAACTAACGGTTTATTCTCGTCTCGTTGTTTCAGAAATAACCCGATAACAGGCGCATACTGCCCTTTGGTTGGGGATCGTTCCCCATATACATTGAAATACCTAAAGATACATGTATCTAACCCGTACATTTTACTATAAAGTTTAACCATTTCTTCCCCGCAGAACTTTGTCGAAGAGTACGGATTGAGACAGTCAATTTGTGTCAATTCGTCTGTAGGAAGAGTACATTTTAACCCATATACAGATGAGGTTGACGAATACATCACTCGTTGTATTTTATGTTTTCGAGCCAGTTCTAATACTTTGACTGTCCCGATTACATTAGTCGTAGCGGCTTTAACGGGGTCTTTGATAGCGGGTACGATACGCGATTCTGCTGCCATATGGAATATGAAATTAACATTGGCGAAGATATGATTATGGTAACTATTATGCACGGATAGATCATCAATATCTATCTTATAATAATGCGCCTTAGAGTTATGATAAAATACTTCATTCGATTCAGCAGATTCATCATCGATGACATGCACATCATACGACAAATCGATTAATCTATCGACTAAATGCGAACCAATGAACCCGCACCCTCCCGTTACTATTACTTTAGTTTTTTGAATCATAAATTAATTGTTTAAATTTGGTCGTACTCCATCCATGTGATCTATCAATATAGATGATATCTTTTGTTAGATTTTTACCAGTGAAATCTTTATCTATGTAATCATCGCCTACAAATCTCACATCGGCATCTATTTGCACAAGCAATTCATATAGATCATTTTCGTTCGAATAGGTGTACACCTCATCTATTGATTTGAGAGACATGAGTGCATTAAACCTATCTTCCACAGATAAGATAGGAGTATGTTTGGTGGGTCGTTCTTCCGATGGATCAATATGAAGCGCAACTATAAGATATCCACAGTGTTTTCGTGCGTAATTGAACATTTTGATGTAACCGGGATGAAGAATATCAAATGATCCAGCGATTATACCCTTTATGATTTGCCTTTTAAAGAAGTCATTGTCGTTTATAGCTTTATCATCTATGATAACATCATATGACGGTTTACCCATGATCAATATATCGTATCGGATATTCCATTTTTTAAGTTGAGTTTTTGTTAATATATATAAATCATCGTATGCTTTTGCTACATCCCCATTGTGCCGAGTCATTCCTCGGGCAGTATATATTTTAATATAGTTTCCTTGTTCATGTAATTCATTAATATACTGTATTCGGTTGATAATAGGCTGACAGTCCTCGTATGTTTTTGATTTTGTTGAAGAGCACAAGGTTGAATCTAGGTCTATTGCATATATCATATGATATATTAGCACATTAGATATATGCTTGCAAGTTATTATGCCATATACCATTTAATGTACGAGTAATCGTTCCATCTGCAATATGTATCAACTCTCCAACTCGTTCCCCGTTGGTTCGAAGTAGACAGGTTTCTAAATAGTCAATATGTTCTACCTCTATACCATAATAATAAATAATAAATAACAAGAATCCTTCATATTGATTAATTCCACCCAAAGAATCATATAATAATAGATTTTCTATTCGATTCGACACTGTATTCATATTTAACGAGTTACCTAGATATAGCCTATCACATAAACCGTGCCAATTATCATGATTTAGGACATGTATTTTGGATTTGTCAAATAAGTCATATTGGAAAACATGATCATTCAAAGGATATGAATCTGGGCGCACACGTATTACTAAATCATATTTTTTTTTTTTGCAACCTCTGCTTCTATTTTCATATCATTTACTCTTTTGACACAATATAATTGCCGTATTATGTTCTTATATTTTATAATATTTGAATGTTTGGGAAAAAAATCTCCGATGTTAAATGTGATACGATCTTCTAATTTATATATAAAGGGTGAATCAGTACTGTCAAAATATTTAATTTTATCAATATCATTATCATCTGTCCAACCAAAATAAAATAAATCATATATATGTGTTTTATCCGATAATAATAGCTTAAATAATTTTTTATATGTTTTATCTAAACTACGTAATTCTCCACTGAAACATATAGCAATATTCATTTACGTTCAAAAAAAAGACCTCTTTCTACGAAATGAGATATAAAGAAAGGGCAATTGGCGGTGTTTTCTCTATCTTTCTTATCCACAAGTGCTAGTGCTCGAAATAGTTTAGTATATTGTTCTGAAAAAGAGAATCCAGCTTTTTCGAGAATGTCAACCCAATATTCTTGAGTGTTTTCATTCACATGATGATGTCCTCCTTGTCCTATAGCTGCAAAAGTCATAGCAACATATTTACATTTCTTAAAGTCATTTACAAAATTCGATATATACTGTGCATCAACATGTTCTACAAATTCACATGTCCAGCATAAATCATATGATTCGGATATATCTGTTTCTCCTTTACTATAATCATGGAGATAAAATTCATCTGAATCCAATAAAGTTAGTTTTTTTGCATTTATACTGCCATCAATCCCAGTAATTTTACATCCTAGACTTTTAAAGAATCTAGTAGAAAATCCTCTTCCACATCCTATATCCAACACACTTTTAATATTAAATATATTAATTAAATGTTCCCACATTACAGGATAATATGTTCCTCCGTCTCCTTCTAATGCCCAACCTCCTAGATGCCCTTCGTCCATCGATTTACCGTGTTTTTGTTCTAATATTTCCATGTAAAAATATTTAGTGTGTGATCTTTATGTTGCAAGTATATATCAACATACCGAGTGTAAAATAATTTGATGCAGTGTTTCTACAGTGCCATAGCAGTCTGAGTCTATCCAGAATTCTAAGCATGCATTATCTGAAAAATTAGATCGAAGCAAATTATTCATATCAAATCCGGTTAATAATATATAAGGTATTTGTTTTGTCACACATAATTCTGCACAATTTATTATATTTTTGGAATTACCTGATGATGATATCAATATTACTAAAGTAGTCGGGTACGAAAACTCTTCTAAAAATTTAGAATATGCATACTCCTGTCCATAATCATTTATATAACACGTTAATCGCGAAGAATCGGAAAAAGTTAAACATCTTTTTTTTAATACTTTAGTGTAATCCTGTGCTATATGAGAAGCAATGGACGAACTACCCCCATTTCCTAAAATTATTATGTTTTTATGAGCGGATATATATTTATTTAACGATTCTATCTTAGAAGAATCTAAACGATTTATATGTGATATTAAGTTATTTATGATCATATTTTTTTAACGCTGATACCTGTGTTTGTTATTGATATAGGTATAATGGTATTTGTTATTTGTTGTTGAATGGAGGATATATCACCAAATACCAGAAAATATCCCCCATTACCTGCTCCACATAATTTATGGGCAAAAATGTTAGGATTCAAAGATAGTATATTATCTAGGACTTTAATCGATTCGTTGCCACATATCAAATCCGAAGTAGTTTTTTTGATTTTCCACGCATCATTAATTGTACTATATATTTTATTTATGTTATCAGATTTTATATATTTTTCAAAATTTGACACTTCTTCCAATAATGCAAATGAATTATCTATATTAATATTATGTAGTATATTTGTAGAATTTCTACATATCCCTGTATGTATTAGATATATATTTTCGTTATCAAATATCGGAGGCAGAATGGTTATTGACGGGTCGGAATCTAAACTAAAATCTATCCTTTTCAATCCTCCCTCCAGTGACCCAAATAAATCCTGTTGACCTACTAGAGGATTTATCGATTTTTCTATATTGAAACCGATTTTACATACTTCGAATTCTGATAAATTCCAATTATTTTGGAAATTTAATGCACTTATTAGGGCTAAAATATACGCACTAGATGATGCTAGACCTGACCCACTAGATGAAATATCAGATGTTAGACTTATGGTTAATGTATAATCAATATCGAAATATTGAAGTACTTTTCTAACTATATCATTACGTATATCATTGATGTTCTCGACTTCTTCTCTTTGGGAATAATTTATTATAAATTTTTTGTCAGTATAGTTAATGCCCGCGATATCTTTATGTAGCGTAACATATACCTTTAAGTTAGATGTAAATGATATAACCGAACCTCTTTTATATTTCTCTATAAAATAAGGATGGTCTGACCCTCCTCCAACCAAGGAAATTCTTAATGGACAACAAGATATTATCATTTTAAGTGTAGATTAGACCAACTATTCATTATTTTAAGAAAACGGTGTTGAATTGATCCATAATATTTTTAGGAGAATATGTGTCACCGTACATATTCCAGTCTGTACGGCTAAAAACGTCTTTATCTAAATGTTTCAGTAAATATTTCAAATCTTCTGTATGTTTATACGTATAACATAAATCTCCTAATGTTAATAGATGTCCGGTATCATAGTGTGCGGGGATGATATCCGGTTTCCATGTGATAATTGGTTTGTTTCTTATAGAGAACTCTGCCGTAGAAAGAGAAAAAATTTCTCCATCATATCGGGCATGGAGCATTACATCGCATGTATTTACGAACTTAGCCTTGGCGGCTTCGTCCATGGTCCAAGGTAAGTATTTGACATGTTCATGATGCACAAACTCCTGTGTATTCAGGAATACAAAATAAATGTCTTGTCGCACGTTTTCATTTAAATGTTGACGTATAGCATCTTTAACAAATTCCAAATTAAACGTATCTCTGCCTCCATGTCTTCCTATTACAAGCGCATCTCTTGGAATACCCAATTCTTTGCGGAAATCATCAGTAACATCTGGAGCCTCTTTCTCTATGATATGATAAACATATGGGTGAATGGAGTTATATTTATCCGAAATATATTTACATACTCCCGCATAAACGTTTCCATGAGGTTCATCCATTCTAAAAATACAATGAGCTAAACTTCGTGTATTTGTTGGCATGAATCCGTCAGCCTCTCCGCCTTTAATGGCATAAAAAACATCGACTTTTTCTTTTTCACATAAACGTTCCAGTGAATCTCTAAGTTCTATGTTCTTCCCGTCATTTTTCCATACTTGAGGATATACAAACGTTTCAAATTCTCTGAATCTGTTTGCTGACGGCATTGGTCTAGATGAGGTTGATATAATAACAGATTCGTTCCCTAGAATTTCCCTATTATATTTTGCATATTTATACAGACATATTTCTGTTCCTCTTTCGCCGAGTTGATAACTGTGGAATGCTATTTTCATATTTATTTCAATTTTAAAATATAATCTAGTATTGGAGAGTTGAAAAATTCTTTACATAGTTCCGCATTTGGAATAACACAATGTCCGCCAATTTTGTTATCTTTTGGCGGATATAGAACAGGTCTTACTACATTTTCCATTCCTAATTCTTTGAACCCTTCATTATATGAAGTATTCCATGTAGTTGAAACTTGTTCAAAATCAACATTTAATTCTTTACATAGCTCATTGATATCGTTGTGCCATGCAATACACATTCCATAATATGTAGTACATAGTATTTTAGCTAATTCGGATATCTTTGAATTATTTACTATTACTCCATTTATTCCTATTTGCTGGAAATGTTGAGCCGTCTTATCTGCAACTTCGGGTTGGTCTGATCCGATATATTTAGTAAATGTTTTAAGCCCTTCATATAGATTGGGATGTACTCCTCTTACTGGACTATGGACAATATCGTGTGTGTTTGCTTGCATGATAATCTTTTGCGTTGTTCCTGGTATAACTGTGGAGTGGATGATAGTTAGTTTAGGATTTAATTGTAAAATGTAATCGGAAACCACCTCTACAAAATTATTAGAATACGGGATACATACATTCAATATATCACAGTCCGCTAATCCTTCATCTATGTTAATATCTTTGATAAAAATATCAAATTTTTTACCTAGATAACATTTTTCTAGAGATTTTCCTATCTCACCATATCCTATGATTCCTATTTTCTTATTCATTATTTTTATAAAATTCGACTACTTCTTCGATAACATCGTCTGTGTTTTTCGTACCTTTCCAATGCAACAACTTCATTATTTTCTCGCTATTGGGAATTTTTTCTGGGGCTTCTGTAAAAAGTGGGCCATGTAATTTTATAGGATCAACGTTAACTATTTTTGATTTACTATTGGTTATCTCTTTAACTTTTTGGGCAAGATGTAAGATAGTATTTTCGTTTTCCGCATTCCCTATATTCCATTCCTCATTCCACAATTGTTTATTTGCTATTGATGTAAGAAAAATACCCTCAACAATATCTGTTACCCATGTAAATGCTCTATTCTGTTCCCCAGAATAATAAACTGTTATATCATCCTCTGTTAATGCCTGTTGAACAAATCTTGGCAGTACAAATCCGCCATCAGGTAATTGGTATGCTCCTGTTACATTAAATGGTCGTATAATTTGATATTTTAATTTCGGATATATTCTACTGTTATTTTTTAATACAATTTCGGCTAAAAGTTTAGCCATTGCGTATTCATTTCTAACAGTAAATTCCCCATGTAAAACTTTATCATCTTCTTCTCTCAAATAGGTCTTAGATGCTCTATATCCATATATCTCCGATGTCGATACAAATAGTAGCGGACAATTATTAATTTTAGCACCTTCGATAGCCCAATAGATATCATCTAAAATTAATTTAGCCATATTGCCTGAATGTTTTAAAACTCCAACTGGTCCAACTGGGGACGCTAGATGTAAAATTATATCGAACTTGATATTAAATTCCTCCCACTTCATCTCTAGAATATCTTTATTATATATATGTTTGGCCCCTAGTTCGAGCGCATGTGCGATAGATATTGCATTAGTTGATAAATTATCAATTATATATACATCGTAATTTTCTTTAACCCATTTTTTAATGCAATGGGTTCCTATAAAACCTAATCCCCCAGTAATTAAAATATTTCTCTTGTTATACATTGTTTAATATTTAAAGCATCGTTTATATGTTTTCCACTATTTGTTCTATATTTTTTTTTCGTAAGATAGTATCTCTGTGTATTATATATGTAGCAAATGATCCCCTTGGTTCCGGTGAAATCCAGACCTCAGTATTAGTAGATAGCTTGACTAATCCTAATATGTCACCGTTTTCAAATTCATATGAAAACGCATCAAATTCGGGATTTTCGCGAATGTGCATGAATGACATAAATGCAGTGCCGCTTGCGCGAGGCCGTGTGTCGTGTTCAGATACAGGACCAATATCATGCATACATATTATACCATCTCGTGTAAGATGCTCTATGGAGTTTTTAAAATCTTTATCGACCGATTTAAAATGATGGTCTGCATCTATATATATAATGTCAAATTTTTGTTCAGTTGATTTGAAAAAATCATCTGTTGTTCCGACAAAACTGGGTATATTTTCTGTAATTTTTTCGATATCAACAGATATAATTTCCTTACAATTAATCTGGGATATGGTTTCTATTCTATGTCCTACACCTAATTCCAAATAACTCTTATATTTTTTATGGGAAATTATTAAATTAATTAATTCTGCTTTATCTCTCATTGTATTGTTCATAATTTGTAATATAGTTTACTATCTGTTTTGCTCTTGCTAAAGTGGTACCCTTTTGACAGAGCCAAAGTCTCTGTTTATGCAGTAAATCATGATATTCTCTAGTTGGTTGATTATTTTGTATCAGTCTTGTAGTTATTTCATCCAGTTCTTCTTTAGTTGAATAACTAAGAGTGGGTAAATCTATTGGTTCACATAATGGTGGTTTTTTGTTATAATCTTTGAATAATAGCACTGCACCACTGGCTAAAATTTCATAATGTCGTAGACAGTCCCATCCACCTTTTTTACATGTCAGTCCAAACCAGCTTTCTTGCATATCATGATAATATAAATCTTCGTCATCAAATTTATATCTAGAATTCTCTAAAAAACATGCATCTGATGGGGCTGTACTTTGAAAAATTCTCTGTTTATATGTGGTATATGGTCGTATCTTGTTTTCGGGAATACCGAACCCTGTGGGCCATACGGTAGGAAAATTTTCAGTCAATTCGCGCTTAAAACATCGTTCAGTGTATTGTGTTCCTATGATATTTTCATTCTGAAATATTATTTTTCTCTTAGCATTTCCATATAGATCGTTACCGTCAGTCCAGAACTGGTTAGGATGATCAACTTCCCAATAATCTCCATACATATGACCTGAACCATGTATAATTACATCGAAATCATGAACATTCAATTTATATCTGTCATATGATACGTCTTTTATTGGATCGGAACATAGAGTGAAACCTTTTCCGTGTAATCTTTCTTTAGGTGAGTCAGAAAAATCACCATATAATATTTTCTTTTTTGGATACTCCACGAAATTTTCACCCAATAATTCCCGCAAACCGTGAACCAAGGATAGTTCTAAATAATCTCCTTGTGTATTCGGATTTCGGGTGGTTAATGCCAATATTTTCATAAAACTAAATTAATCCCAATGTATATATTCAATATTATTTTTTCGAAAGATATTCAAATAATATTCAATATCTTTCACTTTATCGCTTCGTATATGTGGGTGCCATTCTACAATTACCGTATCGAAATATGACAATAAATTATCATCTATTAGTTTATCTAAAACCTCGTATTCGACTCCTTCTATATCCAGTTTCAATACGTTAAAATCCTCATTATTTAAATTATTTTTCACAAATTCAGAGATATCAACACATTCTACTTTCACATTTCCATCAGGAATATTAGTCATATATTCATTTGCAATATAATTAGGTTTTACATATATATTTTCTAATATGTTGGTGGCGCAACCAACAAAATCTTTTTCAGATGGACAATATTCTATATTAAGAGATTTTATACAATTTTTATTATATACTGCTTTTTGCATAAAAACCATATTATTTGCATGCTCTATCTTTCGTAATTTATTAAATGTTTTTAAATTGGGTTCGAACATATAAACTTTATCAAACTTTACTCCAAATCTTTTAATAAGTTTATTATATCCTTGCCCGAGGTTAGCGCCACAATCTACGAATACGTTTATCATATTATTGTATTAAATGTTTAACCTGAGAAAAATCAACTATTTTTCTGTTTTTTATCATACTACTTGAGGATGGTCCACTGTTTGGTTTATCGAATCCGATATTTAAAACACTATCCCCCCATCTTTTCCACATAGAACGTATTTCTGGTTTAGTGTCACCTAGAAACAAATTCCAGTGCTCATAATTTTCTTCAGGAATCATTTTTACGATAGCATCATGATACTTTTGGTCCCATTTACTATCCCAGTGAGGTTGTGATTCTCTGCACCCATGTCCTATAACCTGTAGAGGACTTTTCCAAGAATAATCATAGTGCGCCTCCTGAGATTCATATAGAGCTAAGTCGGCTTGTGCTATACGAAACACCCAATCTCGATCTTCCCATCCTCCCAATTTATAGCGTTCGTCCCACCATCCTATTTTTCTAACAAGCTCTTTAGAAAAACCCATATATCCCACATTATATAATAATACACATGCATATCCTTCTTCGAGTAATTTTATAATTTTTGTTGTTTCTTCTGTGGAAGTCATGGTTCTATCATTAACAAAAATCATCCATTCATGTTTACTTGTTGCGATAGCATGATTCATGAGTTGTGAATATGATGGATATGCTAGAGGATATCTATCAATACGCAAATTCCAATCAATATTCTTTCCTAATATATTATGTGATTCTATTTGTTTCGTTACAATATTTCTATCGCATCCGCAATGTAAATTTATGGAAAGGTTGTCTATACTCATCTATATAATTATCAAATAATCTGTGCCTTTCAAATCCGCTAATTTCTTACCACCAGCATAAGAAATAGAACTTGCAAGAGCTTGATTAATCTCATTCATCTTTTCTAGAATAGTTTTATCAGATTCCAGACCAACCATAAATCCTTCAACATGTTTATCATGCTTCTTACAATGGAATGAAGCAGAACCGAAATACTCTTTCTTGCCCTCATTGTTGATCTTAGCCGCACTGTTGATACATGGAGCGAATAGACCGCCACACATCACCATCTTAGCGCCAAACACCATAGCTTTCGCAATATCGCCCATGTCAGAAGGTTGTGGACGAGGCAAATGTCCTTCTCCATACTTTTTAAATATATCTATTCGGGGTAACTTCATTTTAAAATTGTGTTTTTGAAAAATTTCAATACATTCTCAGGACGAACTTTATAAGGAAACTCGTTGTTATTGAACCATGGAGTATTTAACTTCTCTAGGTACTTGTTTCTATCAGAATCTAGTCGAATAATATCATCTAATAATATTTCTTCAATAGGGTATGACTCGTAATTAAAAAATGAATTAAAATTAAAATCATGACCCACATAAGGATTGCCCCAATAGATCGGAATACAGTTAGCAAACATCGAATGTATGATTTTTTCTGTAGTATATCCATATGCTTCTTCATTTTCAAATGCAACATTAAATCTGAACTGTTTAAGAAACTCAATCTTCTCCTTCTGATCCCCTCTACCAGAAATAACGCCATTGGTATTGTTATAAACACGTCCTGCACAATGAATATGTTTTCTTACATGCAACTTAGGCACGAAATCCATCCGTTTCCCTTTAGGTTGTCCTGCTATAAATGCGCAAAATCCCGGTTTAGTATCAAAAATACGTTCATCGAAGTTCTTATTAAGTAATAACTCAGGATCATGTAGATACGATTGATCCCTATCATCATTATGTGGCACATTGAACCAGTTTATATGTAATGCCCAAAGAGGTAATCTGTAATTCCGCCCGTCATGATCATTATGATCAAAGGTGAATGCGAAATGACTCTTGTTCCAATCAGGATGCATGTTTTCTCCAGTATAGAATACCTTCTTGATATTCCCTCTATCATAATTTCTATGCTCTTGTTTGTTGGCATAGTCAACTGAATAAAATAAAATGTCAGGTTCTTGAGCATCAATTAACACATTATATTCTTGTGACAATAAATGATAAAAATAGTTATCTGTCTCGACCAAATTAGGCCAGAAATCAACGAATTTGATCTTAAGAGTATCTTTTTTGGAAGTCATTATATGCTAGGTGTAATCCGTCTTTCATGTCTATCTGTGGTTGCCAGCCAAATGTCCGAATCAATGAATTATCCATGGTCTTTTTAAAAGTTCCATCAGGTTTTGTTTCATCAAATATAATTTCTCCTTCATATTGAACCACTTCTTTAATAATATATGCCAAATCCTTAATGGATATATCGGTTCCGCTTCCCACATTAATAATAGAAGGGGGGTTCTGTGTATCTAATACTTTATATGCCGCTCTTGCTAAATCTTCTGAATTTAGAAATTCTCTAAAAGGTTTTCCTGACCCCCATAATGTGATGGTAGGTTCTTTTTTCAATTTGGCAATATGGAACTTACGAATTAGACCGGGAATAACATGAGAATTTTCTAAATCATAATTATCATTTATACCATATAGATTACATGGCATAATAGAATGGTAATCGACACCATACTGTCTCTGATAGGTTTCGCATAGTTTAATACCTGCAATCTTTGCAATTGCATATGGTTCATTGGTAGGTTCTAATGCACTTGATAGTAATTGATCTTCGGTGATGGGTGTTATGGAGTGTTTAGGATATATACAAGAGCTTCCTAAAAATAATAATTTCTTTACTCCTGATTTATATGCCGCATGAACACAATTAGCCACAATCATCATATTTTTATAAATGAATTCGGCTGGATAAGTTTTATTAGCATGTATACCGCCAACTTTACCCGCTGCAATAATCACTTCGTCAATTTTATTATAATCGAAAAAATAATTAACTGCCCTCTGATTGGTTAAATCAAGCTCTTCATGGGTGCGAAGGATGGGTTTATATTTGGTTATGTCTAAGGAGCGTAATAATGCGCTACCAACTAGACCACGGTGTCCTGCAATGAAAAGATTCTTCTTCATTTTAGTATTAAGTAATCAATTCCTTTCAAATCATCTAATTTCTGCCCACCTGCATAAGAAATAGAACTTGCAAGGGCTTGATTAATCTCATTCATCTTCTCCAGAATGGTTTTATCTGATTCTAACCCTACCATAAATCCTTCAACATGTTTTAAAGTCATTGTATATGATACTTTATTACACGTCTCATTTCAATAAAATACAGTAATTCCTGCTAAATACATATATGGGTAAACAATGGACACTGATGGATGATAACTTTTTAACCACACACTATTCTAATATGGGAGCAAGCTTTTGTGCAACATATTTAAATCGAACAACTGATGCTATTTGGTCAAGATGTAGAAATAAAAATATCAAAATGACTAAATCTGATAAATTAAAACATATTTTAAATAAACAGGATATGTCAAAAAAATATAAAATACATAGAGAAATGTTTATAAATGTTCAAACTGCGGAAGCAGCATATATTTTAGGTTTATTGTGGGCAGACGGTTCTATACGAAATACCAAAAATTCTACAAGAATTACCATAACCTTAAAAAAATCAGACGCATTAGAACTGATAAATATTTTTAATAAAACTGGAAATTGGAAAATACAAGAGGTTAAATATAAATGTCATAAAAATGAAGTTATAACTATATCGTGTCATGATCGTCAATTATATAACCTATTATTATCTTTGGATTTTTTCGATAAAAGTCAAGTATCTGCGAATAATGTTCTAACTCATATACCTACAGAATTACAACATTATTGGTGGCGAGGATATTTTGACGGCGACGGTAACATCACCACCAATTATAAAACTTGGCAATATTCCGTGGCTATAACCTCGACCTATGAACAAGATTGGTCATTTATATCGCATCTATCAAAAAATAATATAACAAGTCGAGTTGTTAAAGGTAATAAAAATAAAAACTCATATTCACGACTATTAATAACTGGAAAAAATAATATTGAAAATTTTATCAATTATATTTATAAAGAAAAATCATTAGGATTATCTAGGAAATATACAGTATCTATGAATTTTATTCAATATTTAAATATCAAACTATAATATAATCGCAAGTTGTTAAACTATTAAGTGATTTCCCGCCACTGTAACTAACAGACGATTTTAAAGAATCTTCAATTAATTTTATCTGTTCTTTAATAGTATTTCCATTAGTATATGTTTTAATGACCGTACCTTCAATATGAGAATTATGCCCCTTTGCCTTAGCGGTGGAATTTCCGAAGTATCCTTCTCTAATCGCAGGGGAATCTATACATTGGGAAAATACAAACCCACTACAAATATAATCTGCCCCAAATCTAATAGCTTTCGCAATATCTCCAATTGCAGGTTCACCTGTTTCACATTTAGTAATTCCTCCATCGGAGATAATTTTGATTTTATTTGCTACCAATGACATTGCATATAAATCACCAACAGATGTTGATCCAAATCCAGTAAATTGTCTGGTTCGACAACTGCTCGAAACTCCTATATTCACCTTTGCTGCATCTACACCTAAATCTTCTAGCCATTCTATCCATTCAGGACTGTCGCCATTTCCAACAATTAAATATACATCAGGTAATACGGATTTAACATATTTAATCATTTCTTCAACTCTATCTTGATATGATAATGCAACATCAATGGTAATAAAGAGGTCTTTCCGAGTATAATTATCTGCAATCCAATTAATTAATGTTCTATCCTCATCTTTAATTCCTATAGAAATAGATATAATATTCCAGTTCTCTTCCTTTGCTCTTATTAGAAAATTGATGATGTTACTGTTTCCTCCTAGTCGAGGATAAATATAGAACCATCCAGATTCATCGAAAGTTTTACAAATATCAGCATTAATAATTGCGGGCATGTTACTAGGAAACACCGGAGAATTAATTTTTTTATTTCCTATAGTAGTAGATATATCACATTGAGAACGCGAATCCACTCGACATTTACCATGTTTAAGTAAAATATTACTATAATTTAAATTTTGTGTTATTTTGTTGCTCATTGTTATAATATATTAGCTGGTATAACTGGATTTCTTGCATTAAATCCTAAGAAATTGGTGGAAGTATCTGCATTATCCCTTGTTTCTAACTCGGAGAAATTATCAGGAATTAAACAGATATCGTCGTAATATAAAGGTATTTTATTCATTATGAGTTTAATATTTGGTTATATGCTCTATGGCATTCATCACATAAACCATCTTGTAGAAATAAGACGGGACCGTTCCCACAACCATGACAAGTATGTGATGAATCAGTATAT